TCCCCGCTGACCGGGAGGGGTGATCGGGAGGTGCTAGAGGCCTAGGTCGGCCTCCAGTTCCTCGATGGTGTAGGCGTCATCGTCCGCTACCGGCGCGGCGATGGCGTGGCTGTACCCGGGTACGCCGGGCCGTGGGTACGGCTCCGGACGGTCCTGCTCCTTGCCGCCCGACCGCTGCCAGTTCGCTCCGGCGAGCATGTCGATGATGGTGGCGAGTAGCTGAGCGTGGTGATCCCATTCGGCGCGGTCGCCGAGGACGGCCCGGTAGAGGGGGCCCCGCTCCCTCGGGTAGTAGAGCAGCGTCGCCAGATCAGACCATGTGAGTGTTTCGCTGCCTAGATCGCGTAGCCGCATCCCGGCGGTCATCACCTCGTAGGCGACGGCCTCGGGATGCTCGGCCAGCAGGATCAGGCAGCGCTCGATTCCCCCGCACTCACGCCGGACGCATCGCCCCACGCCTCCATGAGGGCGATCACCTCGTCATCGGTCATGTCCTGCACCGCCTCATAGACGTCGCCGAAGACTTCGCGCAGCGCCGTCTCATCACCGCGGCGGATACCCTGCTGCTCACGCTGGGTAAGCAGATTGCGGGACGGCAGCGTGAATTCGCCATCCCAGCCGGCCAAGCTGAACGTCACGTAGGCGAGCTTGCGGGGCAAGTGCCGCCGCGGGATCGTCCCCTTGGGGGCCTTGGGGACTCGGCTAGCCGCGAGGCGGGCCCGGAACTCGTCAGAATTCTCGGATGCGGCGAGGCGTTCTCGCAGGGCGACGACTTCCTCGTACGTGAGCCCAGGCTCGGGGCCATCAATGTAGGTGGCGTCGATAGGGGTGGTCATGATGGTTTCCTTCCGGCCTTCCTAGAGGGGTGGCTGTCCGGGCCGGCGGGAAGGCACGCGGGCCCGGACAGAATCAGGGGGTCAGGCGGACAGCTTCGGCAGGGACTTGTACTCGTGGACGTTGTCGCCGCCCGCGTCGGGGTAGGCCTTGATCGTGCACTGATAGGAGATCAGTTCTGCCGTCACGAACTTGGTCTCGCCGATAGCAGTGATGCGGGCGTTCGGCAGCACAATGCGCTTGCGGCTACGGCGAGACGCCATCTCGAACACCCAGGAGGCGTTGTCCAGCTCGGTCGCGTTGTGCTTGACGTGGACCTTGCCCTCATCGGTCTGGGTGGGTGCGGTGATCGTGACGTTGTCCTTGCCGTAGATCGCCTTCAGCAAGTCGCCGCGCAGCGATTCGATGAACGTCACGGTGACGGTGGAGGAGAAGGACTCCTGCGTGGTTTCGACGACGACGCCGCCCCAGTCTTCCTGGTCGGTGGTGTTGCGTTCCTCCGCCAGGGACACGCCGTCCTTGGACACGTAGCCCATATTGAGGAAGGCGGCGTTGAGTTCGGCGGCGTGGTCGGTTGGCAGTTCCGTGCCGAGGGGCGCGGAGAAAGCGTATCCGCCGACCTTGGGCCGGCCGGTATCAACGTTGGTGTTGGTGTTGGCTACAAACGCCATGGTGTCTCCTAGAGGGTGGTGAGGGTGGCGGTGAAAGTGGCTCGGTGGCTGGGTGTTTCGGGGTCGTCGTAGGCGACCGGCCAGGTCGCTTCCGCGTCGTGGATGAGGTCATCCGTCTCCGCGCCGGCCAGGATCAGGTTCCGGGCTTGGACGGCCAGGGCGCGTGCGGCGGCGGGGGTGGGGGACCAGGCCTCGACCGTGACCATGACGTGCGCTAGCCATGTGTGGTCGCTGCTGCCGCCGGTGGGGGTGAGGCGGATCAGCGACTTCGGGCGGGGGTTGGGGACGATGGTGGAGACCGGCACCCCGGTTGGGGTGAGGATGCGGGTGAGGGCTGGGATCACGTCGCCCAGCGGTTCGTCGCTCATCGTCCGGCCCCCAGGGCTTTGACGAGTGCCATCGTCTTGGCGTTGTCTCTGCGCGCCTGCCGGGTGCCGGTGAGGATGGCTGCGCGGTCGCGCTTGGGGTGCTGGGTGGGTTCCAGCACGATGTAGCCGTCGCCTGCCTGCTTCGCGATCGCGTTGGCGCGGCGCACGATGTCGCGCTGCACCCCGGGATCCTGTTTCAAGGCCTCGAATCCTTTGACGTTCCATACGATCTTCATCGGCGGCCCCCTTTGCTATCCGGCGCGGTGACGGGTTTCGATGACGACTCCGACGCCCCAGTCGCGGGCGTCACCGATGACCTCGTGCTCGACACCGTCGATGATCACGACGTCCAGCCCGGACGCCCGGGTGCCGGTGGGGCAGTACAGCGTCCACGTCACGTCCACGGCCTCCCGGCCCGCGATAGCGGGCTCCTGAGAGCCGGGCGCCATGGCCAGCACCCGCAAATCCTCGGCGGGACCCCATGTGCGGGGGGTAGTGTCGAGCTGCTCAGGTGGGACGGGGATGCGCCGCCGGATCTGCACGGGCCGTACCGCCGATACCGGAGCGCGGCTGTTGAAGCGCCCCCAGGGGCGTGGCCATGGGGCGCTCACAGCGGCACCCGTGCCCGCGGCGAGGTGTTGAGCATGAACGCTTTGCCGGCATCGGTGCGGTAGATGCGGCGCAGCTCGGCGAGGTCCTCATCGGTCAGCAGCAGCAACGACTTCGCGCCGTACTGGTGCGTCTGAGTCCATGGACCTGCCGTTTCCGTCACCGATGTTTCGGCGCCGGAGCCGGAGTCGAGACGCCGAATGATTGCCCACCGCAGCACCTTTAGCGCCCGCGCGGCTTTGGCCTGGTCGGGTTCGTCTGGCCGGAATCCGGGGATGGCGGAGGCCGCCGCCAGGACGTCACTGATCAGCGCTTCGACCTGCCGCGGGTCCGCGTCGGGGCGGAACAGCAGGATGTCTTCGGCGGTGATGATTGCCATAGCGGCGGCCTCCCTTCATCTAGCGCTTCCGGCGGGGTGGTTCCGGTTCGGGCTCGGGTGGGATCTCGCGGATGTGGGGGGATTCCGTGAGGATCTTGCGACCGGTCGCGTCCGACACTTCGGCGCGACCGTCCTCGAACTGCACCTCGTGCTTGGGGATGTACAGGTTCGGGTGATGCGGACTGTGCAGCTTCATGTCGTGCCTCGTCACCCGAGGTTGAGGAGCTTGCCGTGCGCCCGTTCGGCGCCGTACATCAGGCCGATCTCCCCGTACAGCTGGGACTGCTCCGAGGCGCCCTTCTTGCCCAGTGGCTCGACGAAAAAGTGGCCCTTGCCAGGGACCTCGCAGAACGCGGGAGCGCAGTGGTCGAGGGAGACGACCGCGAGCTGCTCGGGCGGCATGTACCGGTTCAGCATGATGTTGCACTTGCCGAAATCGGTTTCGATGGTCTGCAAGTTGACCCCGCCCAGGTTGCGGGACGTCTCCTGGTAGCGCTTCCCGTCGATGAAGATCTTGGTGAGAGCGCGCTTCTGCTTCGCCCCGACGATGAGGGTGCGGGTCTCGTCCTCCTGGATGCCGCCGGCATCCCAGACCTTCTGCATCAGGTCGAGGACGAGGTCCTCGGTGAGGGCCGCGGAGGAGGCGTCCACAGAGTTGGTGGTGATGGCCTCGAGGATGCCGCGGGTCTTGCGGGGCTGGGTGTTGTCGGTCGGCAGCTGATACTTGCCGACGATGAAGCCTTTCTCTACGTCCCGGGCGGTGGCCTTGATCGTGGACTCGATCTGCTTGGTCAGCTCGTCCTTGACGGGCTGCTCCCCGAGGGGCGTCACGGTCGGGGTGAGCGGCTTGACCTGGCCGATCGCGGACAGCTTCGTGTAGGACACGGACACCGTTTCCTGGTGGATCTCGCACACGTTGTAGGCCACGGCGCGGACCCGGGTGTCGGCGTCGGGCGCGTCGGCGCCCTCGAGGCGCTGACGGTCGTCCGCGGCGTCCCGCAGATCCTCGGACTGCCAGCCGAAAACAGTGGATTCGGCTTTCATGCCGCCTGTCAGGCCGCCGATCGCGGACAGGAACGGGGTGCTCTCGGGGGAGAGCTGGAACAGTTCTCCGACGTAGTTGGGTGCGTTGTAGGTGGTGGCCATTCCGGTGATGCCGGGCATGGTGGCTCCTTTCAGGGGAGGGGATGCCCGGCGGGCCGGGCTAGGGGATTACTGGGGCTGGGCTTGGATCATCTGCAAGAGCTGCTGCGTTTTTGCCGCGAGAGCGGCCTGCCTATCACCTGCGGCTTCAGCAGCGGCGGCCTGCTGCGCGGGGGTGGTGTTCAGCTGCGGCATGGCGCCTTCCCGTATCGCCGGGTTACCCTCGGGGCGGGTAGCGGCGAGGCGGGCGGCGAGGGCTTCCATGTGCTCTGCCGGGCCGGTCAGCAGGGCGGTGTCGTCGTCGCTGAGTCCGTGGCGGCGGGCGATCTGCTCCCGCGCCAGTTCGACCCGGGCCGCTTCCGCCTGCGCCGTGGCCTCCTCCGCCGCCTTTCTCGCTTCGGCGAGTTCGGTGGCGTGCCGGGTGGCGTCGGCCTCCGCGCGGGTACGTGCGTCACGGAGCGCGGTCTCGGCGGTTTTACGTGCGTCGCGTTCGGCTGCGATGGCGCGTTTCCCGGGGTCCCCGAGGGCGGCTTCGCCCGTCGCGGGCTCGGCTTCCCCGCCCGTGGCGGGCTCGGTAGGGGTGGGGGTTGGGGTGTCCTGCTGCTTCGCTGCGGGCTGCTCAGTGATCAGGGTTGCGGTGGGGTCGTTGGGCATCGCGCCCTCCTATCGGTTTGGGCCCCGTCGCGGGGCACACAAAAACCCGTGAGGCGGATTCCTCACGGGTCAGGTTCTAGAGGTGGGGTCGGCTAGTGACTAGCTGATGCCGGGCAGAGGCCGACCGGTTTCGAGAGCGCGTCTCAGCGCCGCGATCGCTTCGGCCTCGGGTAGGCCGCTGATACCACCGCCGTCGGGGGAGGCCACGGGCGCATGGAATCGCTCCACGTACTCAGTGATGAGTCTTCTCATCTCGGGGCCACAGTCAGCCATTCAGCGCCTCCTTCACGATCCGGTCGAACACTTTCGCGGCGGTGGGGAATCGGGCGGCGATGGCCGCCCACGCGTCCGGGTTCGCAAGTTGTGCTTCCATCATGTCAGCAAACGCTTCAGCAGGCTGCGCGTCTCCGGCCCAGTAGCCGTGGCCGTGCCCGTAGGAGGCGACGTAAGTTTTCCCGTAGGCCGCCTCTAGCAGGTCCTCCACCAGCCAAGCGCGGCTCGGTAGCGCCCGCACGTCCTCAGCAATGGCGCGACATACCTCATAACGGTCTACAGCGAGCCAAGCGGGGTCGAAGCGTTTGATGGCTTCAGCGATGGCCTGACGGTTGACCGTCCACGTCTTCAAGACGCCACGGTCTCGCAGCCAGTCTGCGTCTCTCAGCTCGATGCGCTGCCCGGCGCGGGCGCGGAGGCCGATGCTCTTCAGGCGAGCATGGTGCGCTTCCATGAGCTTCTGTCTGCGGGCCCTGTAGAGGGTCTCGGCGTCGCGGTTGAGTGCTTCTCGGAACTCGGGCTGGGCGGCGGTGAGGTAGGTGTCGCCGCCCAAGATGTGATCGATAGCGTGGCCGGTCTCATGGAGAATGACTTCCCCGGGGGCCTGCACGTGGTCGCCGCGGGTTGCTCTGCCCATGTCCACATGGATCGTGCGGGTCGAGGGACGGTAGTACGCCGGGTGGTCGCCAGGCCCGACGCCTGTGATCTGGTAGGCGTCGACGTGCCGCAGCCACAGCCCAGCGGTGTTCTTGTGTGGCGTGGATGCCAGGTAGCGGTCCAGGACTTTGCGGTTGGTGTCGCCGATGGTTTTGGCCAGGGCGCTGCCGGGCGGGATGGCGGCCTTCTGTGCCGGCCGGGCCGACGTGGGGGCCGGTTTGGGCGGCACGGGCCGGGGACGGTCACTGCCGGAGCTGACGAGCCGGGGCGAGTCGGAGAAGCCGCCTTGAGCGCGCATACGCTCGAGCACGTTGGCGGTGGTGGGTTCCACTCCGTCGTCGCGGCACTCCTGCACCGCCTGTTCGTAGGCGTCTCGCCAGCCCTGCTGCACGCTGTCGCCCGCGCCGAGGACCTCGACGGCGGTGCAGGTGCAGTGCCCGTGGAACTTGCTGCCGGCGGGGCGGCCACCTGCTTTGACTTTGCCTCGGCGTCCGACGATCGTGACCGCCGACTCCCGGGTGGTGTAGTCGCTGCGACCGGCCAGCATCGCGCAGAACGCGCACGGGGACGGGCCGGTCATGCGTCGCCACCGGGTACCGGCGTGGTGGGCGGACAGCAGCAGCGTGTCCCTGCCAGCGCCGAGCGTATCCCTATACGCTCCCTCGGCTTGCAGCCGCGCAGCGGTGTCGGCCTGCTCTTGGGGTATGCGTTTTTGACGTACCTGCTCTACAGCGTCGGCGGTGCGCCACGCCCGCCACGCCGCCAGCCGCTCCGGGAACTCGGCCAGTACTGGGGTCGGCAGGTCTCGCCCTGGTGCTTGCATGCGTCGGTGCTCGGCGATGAAGGCGGCCATGTCTGCGGCTGCGGTTTCGTGGCCGAGTCGCTGCGCCGCTATGCATGCGGCGATGTACTCGACAGCGGGCATGCCATCTGTCAGCTGGGGGGTGAGTTGGCGGATGAGGAGCTGGGTGAGAGCGCCGGTCCGGGCCTGCTGCATGCGGGACTCGGACGGCGTCGCCACCATGGATTCAGCCCTCCTCCACGTCTCCCATCCCCGAGGCGCTGCGGGTGAGGGCCTCGNATCCGCTGAATCGTCGGCTGGTCATCCCCCAGCCGCTCCAGCGTCACGTCCGAATCGGCGGGCAGGATCCCCGCTGTGACCTGCTGCTGCACCGCCGCCGACGCCTGGGACAGCGACGGCAGCGCCGGGTCCAGCCATGTCGGCTGTAGTCGCCGAGACGCATCCGAAGGCTCCGACAGGCCGTCGCGCACCATGAGCGCCAGCTGCGCTACACGCCGCCACCCAGCGCCGAACGTTCGGGTGGCCTTCTGGGCGGCGACCACGAGGGGCCGTTCCAGAATCCCGAGCGCCCCCTCAGAGGATGGGTTGTCCTGCTTGAAGCCGAGCAGCTCGGGCGGGATGCTCACTTCTGCGGCGAGCATCGCGGACAGCTGCCGCAGCTGCTCCAGATGGGGTTGCTGCGAAGCAGCCTGGAACTGCCCGACCTCGATCTTCGCGTCGGGATCATCGGGCGGGGGAACCGCCCAGATACGCCCAATGATCGATTCCCACTGCGACTTCAACTCACCCGTGTCGTCGGTGAAAACGTCTCGGGTGGCGTTGAGCAGATAGCGCTGCGGGGAGCTGAAGAATTCGGCGGCGATCTCACTGCGGGCCCAGGTGCGCATTGCAGCATCGGTCAGGGCCATCACCGACGGGGTGATCCGCGACCTGCCGAACGGGTGCTCGTCGTCGGGGGCGTGGCGGAGGGGCACGACCGGCACGCCCTGGAAGGCGGTGATCACCCGCGCCACGACCTGCCATCCCTGCCCGTCCTCGACGCACTGGATGGTCTGCCCCGGCAGGTACAGGTTCGCCGCGACCGGGCGGTGGTAGGCGTCCACGTCGATGATCGACATGGCAGCCCCGATCGCGTGGTGGGAGTGATCCCACACCGCGGTCGCGTGTGTCGCTGGGCGGAGCGACACGTTGACGGTGCCGTCGTCGCGGCGGGTGACTGCGGCCAGGTGGCAGCCGTAGGCGGTCGCACCGAGGTGCGCCATTTCCGCCCCCACCAACAGATCGTTGGTGTCGGCGATCTCGTCCATGCCTTGGGTGTCGCCGTCGGGGGAGGCCCAGCCGGTCAGGACGCACCGGTCCGCCAGGGCCTCGACCGCGATACGCGGCCACCCCAATACGACGTTGAGGCCTTCGAGTTCGGTGGGAATCGCGATCCCCAAAGACTTCAAAGCGTTTTTGCCGTTGTAGTAGCCGCGCCTTACGGCGTTGCGGCCTTGGGCGAGGTTGTAGCGGCGCCACAGATACGTCCAGATTGCCTCTTCGTCGGCGGTGAGACCTGTCACCATACGGCGCCTCCTCTCCGCCTCTCGCCCAGCCTCAGGGCTGTCTTCTTGACCTTGGTTGATAGGACGCCCCAGTGGGCCAGGGTGGCGGCCACGATCGGGGTGATGTCCGACTGCTCGGTGCGGCGATTCCACGCCCACCGATCGCCGATGCTGCGTTTGCGGCCCTCGTTCAGAGCGCGGGTCAGCTGCGGCTGCGCGATATGTCGCAGCTCGCCGTTCATGCAAGCGTCTTGCAGGTCGGCGCATGCCGTGGTCATGTCCTCAGCGGTGGTGACCACGACCCGAATCTTCGCGGCCCGCAGCTGACGGGCCAGTGACGCAGCCGGACCCTTACCGTCGACCACGACCGCTGAGATCGGATTCCGGGCGCACCGCTCGGTGACCCAGTCGACGATCCAGCCGGTGCCCTCACGGGACTGCGCTAGCTCGACGTGCACCAGTTCGTCGTCCCGCCACCCGGCGAACGCCGCGGCGGCCTGCTGACGGTTCGGCGACACGTCGATCGCCAGCACAAACTTCTCGACCGGCTTCGAGTTTTGGTCAGCGCACCGCTCCCACACGTCTGGGGGGATCACCGCTGGCGTGGACTGGTCATCCCAGATACCCAGCACCTCACGCCGGAAGTGGGCCTCAGACAGGGAGCGGCGGAGCTTGTTGATTGCCCGCAGCGGGGTGCGATGCGGGTAGGACGGGTTCGCGCGTCGCAGCTGCTGCTTGTCGTCGGTGTCGCAGTCAGGATCCGCCGACAGCTCAACCCACGCCTCGAGCTCCAGCGGACGCCCAGTCTTCAACGCCTCCAGAGCCGCGTTACGGCGGCCCGTGAACACGTCCCCGTTGTCTTGCGGCCTGGGTGGGGTGCCCATGAACAGACTCAGGGCGTCCTTCGCGACGTTCTGCGTCGGCAGGATGTCCGACAAAGCCGCCTCGGAGAGAATCTGGGCTTCGTCGAACACCGCGACCGACACGTTCGCGACGCCCCGCAGAGCACCGTTCTCGCGAGCCTTCATGACGATCCGACTGCCGTTGCGGAACTCAATCGAGCGCTGCTCAGCCGACCCGCGGACCCGGGATATGTGCCGGGCAACCTTGTCACACTGCGCCAGCGCACGAAGCGACTGGAACGTCTCCAGCATCACCGTCGAGTGATGCGCCGTCCACACCGCCGTCACCCCCGCCGTGACGATGCAGTAGGCAAAAACCAGCGCACCAATCGCATAGGTCTTGCCGGCCTGCCTCGGCACCGACAGCCCGAGGGAATCGATCGCCAAGGCGCGGTCAGCGGTACGAGCCCAGATGATCCGCGCTAGGTCCTCCTGCCACGGATCCAGCCCGAGCCCGAGGGCGCGGGCGACAGCGATTATCCGCGGACCCGACGTGTGAGTGATGCCTGCCGGCAGGACACACAGCCGCGCCTTAGGCAGCAGGCCACGGCTCGTCGGGGGTGGCTGCCGCCGCATCGACCTCGTCACCCTCTTCCTCGACCTCGAGCGCGGCAAGTTCCCGCTTGATTTCCAGCAACCTGCGAGACAGGGACGCGAGGTCGCGGGCCGGCACACCGTCATCGATGGCCTTGGCGATGGTGTCCCGCAGCGACTCCAAGAGTTCGCGTTCGGTGGCACGGGCGGCAGCAGCTATGGACACGACCAACCCCCTTCCCGTTCCTGTGGATAACCCCGGTCGGATGACCGGCCCTGAGCCGGGGCCTGTGGAAAAACCTGAGAGAGAATCGCGCCTACCGCCTGAGCCGCGGTGTGGCGGGGGGTGGGGGGTCTCCCCTCCCCCTTGGCGGTGGGTTACTGGAGCACTCCGGAGGTTCGGAGGATGCCGGACACGGGTTTGTTCGATTTTTCTCGGTTGCAGCGGTGGTGGGCCGGCTGTTTGTTCGATAACGTATCGGGGCCGCCCCTGTCAATGGGGATGATGTGGTCGACGACGTAGCAGTCGGGGTCGGGCCATTTGAGGGTGTAGTCGATGGGGTGGCCGCAGATGGCGCATGGCGGCTTGCTGGCGGCGATGGTGGCGCGGTGGCGGTCGCGTCGGGTGGTGTTGCGGCCTG